TAAGATTCTAAAATTTTATCATAACTTGGTCTGTCCATCCATGTGGGATTTTTTGCTTCTATTGATGTCTGTTTCACCAGATGTTGCATTGGAATTGAGCTATTCTTCTCTGTTAAAACATAATAAGTCTCCCTCAGATCTGATGTGTTGGGTCCATATAATATAGCCTTGATTTTCCTATCTCTCAATGAATACATTTTGAGCAACAACATAATGATAGCCTTCAGTTTATCTTTGTCATCTCCTGAGAACTGTGATTTGGTTTCCTCCAAACTATCTTTAATCATGGGGTAGAATGTTTTGAGGATGCTAACATCTCTCTCATATCTGTTTTTTTCATGTTCTGGAACATCCTTATTCATCCACAGATACCTTATTGTATCATATACACTATTGTTTAAATTAGTGCCAACCTTAAACACAGATAGTGATCTAATAGTTTGAGTGTCCATGATGTGCCTATATCTGGTGGGAACTGGGCTATACTCTTCGTTTGTGAATAGCTCATATTCAGGCCATTTGGGATATAAAAACTTGATGTTATCAGTAACATTTTCCAATTTAGATTCAGTGTGTATCAATTGTAATAAACAAGCTTGATATGTTTTGGGTGTTGTTTCATGATTAGGTATATAAAAAGCATTTGCACTAACTGATGCTGACATTCGTCCAAAATAAATGGATGATGTTATGGTTTTAACTGCTTCTTTTGCCCCTGGTATCATCAATTTATGTGAAATTCTGAACTTAATATTTTCATCAGACTTTGTTGGATCAAACATAATTAGTGGATTCTTGCTGATCAACTCTTCCATTCTTTCTTTAGACATCATTTTATCTTCAACCAACCTTTGCAGTCTTTTATGTTGCTTAACTGGTCCCATGGATGCTTCAATTCTGAGTAAACCACCAAGCATAGTTTCCCCTTCTTCAAGTTCTGCTAAAGTTTCAACAACACCTCCCTTAATGATTTTGTGTGAGTTTGCAAACAATGTTTTTTCAATGTCTGTTAATGTTTCCCATTTTTTGTATAGCATGTAATTATGAAACTCTGGTCCAAACATAACCATCAATGATGGATTAAATAAAGGAAAATACCCTAGCTGATAAGGAAATCTGGAGACACTCAAATTTTGTAGATCATTAGATCCACCTGGATTAGTATGATAAATTGACTCGCAAAACTTCTTATTTAAAGTTTGAGCCACCATATAAAGATCCAACGTTCCTCCATTCTCAATTATTTGCCTAGAGGCAGCAAATGATTCCTTTGTCATCCTGTAAAATGAATCAGTGTTAACAGGGTGGACTGAAGCAATTGCGAACTTGATTAATGTTGGGAAAAATGTCAGATTTGACATAAAGAGGGAATTGAATTCCCCAATAATTGGGTTGATACTCGACTTTGATTTTGAAGTCGTACAATTAAACAACCTTTCTGATAATTCTTGACATCTCATGAATAAGTCTATCTTTTTAACCACCATATTCATCTTATAAATCTCCATTGATAAGACAGTGAACGAATCATCAGAGCTAAACAAATCAAAATGATCTTTATGGTCCAATTGGTATTTAGCACAAAGTCTTTTGTATAATTCATCTCTAAATGAGATCATAGCAGCATGCAAATAAGAAGAAGTATAATGTAAAATACCTTGACCCATATTTGACTCATTAACAAAGTAGATGTCTTTTGTTTTGAGAAAATGTTCTTTTAATTTTTGTAAGTTTTCATCTTTTCTGTGCTCCAGTTTGTTTTCAGTGTCTTTGGCCCAAGCCATTATCAACCTTTCTGGTAATACACATTTTTTGTTTTGGTGTAATATTAATTGGGATAAGATATATAAAAACATATTCCCTAATTGTTTTTTGAATGGAGTGAAAAGATACAAAAATTGAATTGGAACAAAACTAGGACCCCACTTTGATTTGTCAAAACTCATAAACAAACTCATCCTTTTCCCTGGTAATCTTTTTGATGCATATAAGACTTCTTTAATACTTTCATTTTTCTTTGGGCCATGTGTTAGAATTTCCCTTTTGTCAAAAGAACAAATGTTTCTTGATAATGTTTCGATAATATTGATTTTAACTCGACTGATCATTGATAATATCAGAATTTCTCTAACTCCTCCAATTTGATTCTTTTTAAATATTTGAAAATCAACAGGATATTTTAGATGAGTCTGAGCCACATCAAGACTAGTTAATAAGTTGTCTTCGACAAGCTCAACAACACCTTCAACACATCTTCTCCTTTGATTTTGTCTAACTTCTGAATTACTATATTTGAATCTTGTATTTACAGAACTTGATTTGTATGTGGCAAATTCATCCAATCCTTTATTTATATTTTTTTTCTTTCTGGCTATAGTCACATCTATATATTCATTGTCATTCACTGATCTACGAATTAGTTTGGCTCCTATCTCGATAGCTTTAGCAGAAAACTGGTGAGCATGAGGCTGATGTATTACAAGATTTGCC